CTACTCATTACGCTGAACTTCCCGCAAGAGTTAATGTGAACGCAGCGCTCTCTGGACTTTCACCAGCAGGAAGAGACAACCTCACCCAAACCCCAATATGGTCTGCCGTGCCGGTAGTTCTATCACCAAGAGTACCGCCAGGAACAGAGACAGAGGCATCACTCCAAGTGTCTCTAACTGTTTGGGCGCCACCAGGAGCGGTGGTTCTATCTGTAATAGTGCCAGTATCATTCACGGCATCTTCCAAGTCGAAATCGACCAAATCACTTGCGGTGCCGTCTGCTGTCAAAGAAACTGCCGCAGACAAAACAGCAAGGGTTGCATGTGTATTAGCAATGAAGCACTTTTCATATAGGGTCTTAGCGGCCCCACCGGAGGCGTTCGCCTCGGAAGCATAGAACATTCTACGAACTGATGTTACGGCAGTTCCACCTGGGGCGGTGCCGGTTCCTTCCATAGTAAATACTGTAACATTACCGGAAGCTTCTCTAACGGTGACAGTACCGGCTGTGCCAGCACTTAGGACAGCCTTCAGAATACGGCTGAAACTCGTGCTAGACGCGCCGGTAACGACATTAGTTCCGTCTAAGGTAAATGTATCTGTCACTACAACACCAGCGCCATTACGACCTGTAACAGTCAGGGTTTGAGTGGTGTCAGCCGCATTACTAGACAAAACTTCTAGAGTGTCGGCTCCACCAACGTCTGACATATCGGCGTATAGAATTTTGATTGCTTTATTGATAGCACCACCAACCGGAGTTGCCGCGTCGGTTTCAGGGTTGGCATTTGCGCAACCGTAACTGATAATGTCGGAATTTGCTACTGGCATATGTTTACCTGTTTACCTTAATCTTGTTCTAAAATGACCCAACCTGTTGGTCTGTCTGGGACCACCCAAGACGAACCGCGCTCTCTCAGCACCCACATTGTTTCTCTTAAGTCCGTTGTCCATTCGGTATCTTGTCTCGCGGCCTCCGGCAAAATCCAGACAGTTCCTCTATTCTCCAAAATCCACTTTAGTAGTTTCGCCGCAGGAACCGTACCAAAAGTGTCTAAGGGTATAATTAAATCTGCGTCTAGCCGCAATAAGTGTTCAAGAAGTACATTCTTCTCACCTATAACTTCTACGGCTCGTAGATGTTCGATTACAATCGAAACCTCTACCCCAAGTAATCTGGTCCACTCAAGGTATAATACACCCCCCTTAGAAATAGCGGTTAGCCACTCTAATAGTAGCCTTTCCCCGCTGCTAAGTCCGGTCAGATGTTCTATATAAACTGGCTCAGGAGAGCTGATACCAAGCAGATGTTCAAGAGGCGCGTTCTTTCCGGCGCTTAGATTTAGTAAATGCTCCAAATAGACATCGTGGGATGTGTCTACCTGTAGCAAATGCTCTAAAACCAATACCGAGTCGATAGATAAAGTAGACTCTACAAGATGTTCAAGAACTATATTTTGATTGATACCTATAGACAATAGGTGTTCTACCATTACATTCTTACTCACACCTAGACCTAGTAAGTGTTCAATAACTACGTTCTTACCAGTGGATAGCCCTAGTATATGTTCTAACAGCACGCCCCCTTGGGCTGAGACACTTAATAAATGCTCCGTTAGAATGCTCTGGCTAATGCCGAGAGCCAGCAGATGCTCTATAGAAATAGGTGTGTCCACCACCCCGATGCTAAGCAAGTGTTCAATAAGGGTGTCTTTGGAAATACCTATAGACAATAAGTATTCCATAAGTATAGACTTGCTAATACCTAAGCTCAGCAAATGTTCAAGCACCTGATTAACATTTGTACCAACGCCTAATAGATGCTCTAAAACTACTTCTTGATTTATATTCCCAACCGACAGTATATGCTCCAAGTAGACACTGGAATCTGTGTCAAGAGCAATTAAATGTTCTAAAATTTCATTCTTGCTTAAGGCTAACCCAAGCACAAACTCTATCAACACATTAGAAGACTGTGATAAGCTAATCAGGTGTTCTAACACAACGTCGTTATCAGAAGCCGCCAGAGCTATCAAATGTTCCAGCACTTCATTCTTATTGATAGAGACAGCTACTAGATGCTCTAGCATAATCGTTAAAGCCGCATCTATAGCATTCTCGGTGGTGTATCCCCACCACGCAGTAGATGTTCCAGTTAGTCCTAGATAAGTATAAGGATTCCAAGTCATGTATAAATGCCTAATAATTTCACAACAGTAGAAGCATTGTAATGTTGACCTGCTCCTATGTCGGGGTACGACACTGTAGGACTAGGGTCTCCATATCCGCTCTGAGTTTGGAAGAAGCTGCCAGCGCCAGTGCCTTTTGCTGTAGACAAAACAATGCTGAAATCCCCGTCAGCGGGGTCTGCCCACGGAGTCACATCTGCCCCATACACCACTTTACCAACTTCTACAGCGCCACCCGAAAAACCGCTAACATCACCACTGGAATTAGCTTGAGTGCCAGAACCAAACCCGCAATTGATGAAAATACCATTTACAGTCAATGACCCCGACCTTACAGCACCGTATCCACCGTTCTTTATAAAATTACTGTTTATAGCACAGATGAAACCAGCAGCAGCGGAGTTTGTGCCGTTAAAACCGCTCAATGTATTGTTATACATATCACAGTTTATTAATGTACCATTGGCAGTTATCGTAATGCATCCATTACCAGCGTTAGAATCTGCTATACATGCGAACAAGAATGCATTAACCAACAAAAAACCATGACAATTTGAACCAGTAGAATTATGATGACTGATACATCTATATCCATGTGTCAGTTGCATACCACCAAGATTTGCAGTGTTTGAGGTGTTACAGGAATACGCCTCACATTCAACGGCCCTAGAGGCTTGTAGTCCAATCCCTCTTACGTCGTGGACCACACATCTCGTTGCCAATGAGGATGTTCCAGATACAACTAAACCTGTGGCGCTAGCAGTTGCCCCGTTGTTTCGCACCTCAAAATCGCTGACCACTGCATTAGCACTAGTGATATTCCAAATGATATAAGAAGTACCAGCGACCCCGCCATCAATAATAGCCTTCCCTAAATCACCAGGGGTTGTAGTATAGCCCTGTAGAATAAACGGACCAGCAAGAGACTGTGGCCCTGTCGCTGTTACGCTATAAATCGCATCATTTTTAAAATTAATTCTTAGCATATCATCACTGGCGTTAGTGAGAGTCCCAGCTATTACCCCTATGGGCCAAAGTTGGTTATCATTAGGCCCCTTCCATGCCCCACCAACCTTTATAGTTCTATTGCCAGTGCCATTTCCTGGGGCCGTACCCATCTTAGCCGTTAGGCTAACGGTTATTGTATCTGCTCCATCGTCAACGGCTGTTATGCGCCCGACAAACACCGCAACCGAAGCTCCGTCTATATAAACACTGGCAAACATACCAGCGCTAATTCCTGATAAGTTAGCCCCCGCCGCGGTAAAAACACCAGTAGTAGAGACCCAATCACCACCAGTGAATGTAAATATAGCAGCGTTGTCTGTTGTGCTTCCAGCATTCAGATTGCTTCCGCCAGATTGACAATAAAATTCTGTATGTGCCATTAGATTATTATGAAAGTTGCATTGTTAGCAGGAGCTTCAGTCATAGCTGTGGTGGTAAAATGTCCTCTCCCGCTCACTAGAGAATAAGCAGTAATTTGAGCCGCCTGATATTGCATAGCACCACTTGTCCACAAAATCACTCTATTCTTGAAGTGGTCAGCAGTAGCTTCCGTAATATCATCAGCTTCAAACTCGGTGGTTGTCATAGCGAAGCCAGTATCATCTACTGTTCCAGGGAGGGCATTAGCAGCCATAAGAGCCAATCTTGCAGCGGCAACCGAGGATGTATCAACCTCCTCAATATTAGCGTCTACAATACCAGAAGCAGAAACACCAGCGGTTCTACCACTAACTGTAGGTCTTAGGAAATCCCCAGCAGGCCAAATCTCATACGTTTGGGTGGTAACCGCCTGGGTTGTCGCAGGAGAAAAGGTAATGGTATCAGTACCGGCGTTAAAACCGGTAATAATACGAGATTGCCCGGCTATATTCCCACTAGTAAAGAATAGGAGGGCCCCCTTCCAATAATCCGTATCGGCTTCTGTTCTTGCTGCGTCAACCAATGTAGTAGTAGAACCGCTATCCGCAGTTCCAGCTGCCGCCGGTACAGAACTTGTAATAACGGGCGAACCATTAACATGTGTAATATCTACTTCTGGTACGCCAGCTACCGATGTTCCAGCCACGGCAGAACCCGCCCAGTGAGTGTTATTTACTTCTGGTCTACCAGAGGAAAAGGTTCCTGCCACGCCACCAAAATATGTGGTATTTACCGCTGGTCTACCACCGCTCATACTACCGGCAGTTCCTCCGTAGTGTGTTACATCGACTTCTGGAACACCAGTTACAGAGACCGCCGCGATAGCGCCTCCAAGCCACTCCTTGCAATCGGCGTTTCCATTACCAGAGCTATCAACAGTTAGGGTTTCTCCCGCTGTAATCTTGGGGCGAAATAACTCAAATACCCGTGTGACAGGAGCCATGCCCGCATGTGTAATATGTACGCAGATTTCTTCTGTGTCATTACCAGATGCAATAGTCATATCTTCGTCAAGTAGCAACTCATACACCCCCGGCATGTTTGCTGAACTTGTCTCGTTAATTGTGGGCGTGGTAAATGCAGCAGCCGCAGCCCCATCACGGGAACGGTAGACAGTAAACGATGATAGGCCCGTTTCGCGGGTTTTAAGGTCTGTAGCATCTACAGCGACAAAATAAATATATTGGTCTGTTACACCACTTGGTATTCTCATATAGCACCTACCTCTATCGGATGTAGTCCTTGTCTTGGTGAGCCGCTAACCTCGTCGCCTAGCGCTAGGTAAGCAATCTTCACGCCGCTAGTCGTTGTGGTATAATTTAAGGTGAATCCATCAGAATCGAAGCTACTCAAATCAGCAGCAAGGTCAGACGCGCCTGCAATTGTAAGCCCGCTGATAATCTCGTCGCCCTCATATTCTGTATAGCAAATAGAAGTTGCGGCGGCGTCGTCGTCAGTAAAGGAGAACGAAGCTCGTTTTGTTGTGCTTGACGCCCAGCCCATACTCCATACGCAATCTACTGAATGAGACCCCTCTGATGTTAGGCCGACATGTAATAGTATTAGTGCTTTAGGCGTAAATCCGACGCCTGTTGTCGCACTTGTGCCTGTTCCTGCTGGTGCTGAAATAGTACCAGTTTTACATTGACAACGAGAGAACGCTACATAATAGAGGTTATGTGCAGTTGATGGTACTGTTGTCCAGTTGATTGTGAGTGCATTACCTGAAATGGAAGTGATACTTCCTTTAAGCCATTGCGCGTTGTCGAAATAGACATCTACGATTGCTGTTGTAGAACCAATACGGCCACAATCGGCATCAGCTACGCCATTTTCAGACCATACAGACCGCGACGCAACATTCGTTCTATCGAAAAAGCCGACATTCGCAATCATGTTTCCTTCGGTATATATCTCGTTTGTAAAATTGTGCGACGAGAAGAACATCATACCAGTCATGTCATCGGTCGGCAGATAGTACGTCACTGAGCCAGTAGTATTCGGCACTGTCAACACGCCAACATGTACGCCTATTTCGGCAAGTGCCATCATGCTGTGATAGTATGTCGATGTGTTATTGGTTGCCCAGGTTCGCGTTTCTCCGTCTGCTGTGCTGACAGCAGTAAATCTTTCATGCACTGCGTTATCAAACGCCTGATTCACGCAATAGGTAGAAGTGTAGCACCGTCCAGTGTCCATTGTCGTCACTGCATTCTGTACCCATGAAAAAAAACTTACTTGAACATCGTCGCCTTGTCGTGCGCCAACTCCAAATCCAATTCCAGCGTTCAATATCGAACCGTCGCCTCCTGAAAAGCCGTTCAGGTACAAGCACGCATCAGGAGAGAACACCAGCCCGCTAATAGTCTGCGTTGTTGGTGATGAGGCAGTTGATGGAGACTGTGAGTTATTTACTTCGGCTAACATTTAGATAGCCCCCTGTCCGATAGGATGTAAGCCAACGTGCGCCCCCGGAGACGGTAGTACGTCCCCTAGTGCAATATATGCAATCTGCATTCCGCTGGTTGTCGTCGTGTAATTTAATGTAAACCCATCACTGTCAAAACTACTTAGGTCAGCTTCAAGCGTCTTTGTACCACCGCCGTTCATCATGGCTAAGACCTCATCGGTATCCGCTAGTCGCTTAACACTGCTAGTGGCTAAGTTATCAGACTGAGAAAAAGCCGATGTGCCGCGCGCTGACGTACCGCTGGCAAAACCAAGGCCAAATACGGTGTCGGTTGTGTGCGAATCATTAGCAGTTGTTCCGACAGAGCAAAGTATCAGCGCCTTCGGCGTGAACCCTATGCCTGTTGTAGCACTTGTTCCCGTACCAGCCGGTGCCGACAACATCCCGACTTTTGCTTGGCACGCAGCGAATGTAATGTAGTGGATGTTTAGTTCTGCGCCTGGAATTGTCGTCCAGTTTACTGTAATCGAATTTGCAGTTGTTGCCGTTATATTACCGACCAGCCATGCCACGTTGTCATAATACTGATTCACGAACTTCGTGGTGCTGCTCATCCTCCCATTGTCACTGTCGGACATATTGTATTCGTCCCATGTGGACATGGACGAAATGTTGGTCATGTCATAGAAGCCAATGTGTAGTAATGAGGATAAGTAAGTGTGAGCCTCCTCACTTCCGGGCAGCGTAAAATCGGAGAAAAACATGATTCCCTTTGGTCTCGTAGGGAAGTAGTAGGTCACCGAACCCGTAGACGCAGGTGAAACCAATGTGCCTACATGAACATCCATATCTCCTAGTGCCAACATGTTGATGTACTGCGTATCAACATTGTTTAATGCCCAGCTACGTAACTCCCCATCGCTGCGGCTCTCTGCCGTAAACCGTTCATAATCTACAGACTGAAAGGCCGCGCGGAACGGATAGATTTTAGACTGCGTGCGACCCGAACTCATCACACCAGAACTTGTGACCATCCAACAAGATGAAGACCTAGCCACATCATCACCTTGGCGAGCGCCAATACAAGTCGGATTTCCAACCGTCTCAACCGTTCCATCTGCTGTATTACATGTAGACCAATAGATACACGCAGACGGCGAGAAGCCCATTCCGCTAATCGTTTGGGTGGTAGGAGACGACCCCGTTGACGGGGATTGAGAATTGTTTACTTCGGCTTGCACTACACTATACCTAAAATTGACCTAAATTTAGCTTCAGTGATAAGATTCAACTGAGCGCATAGAGTTGCTGCTTTAATACGTTCAAGATATACCAATTTCAAAGTATTGTTAGACTGTGCAGCTAACTGGGTAGCAATATTATTCAAGTCTACAAGTTCAGTCGCGGATAAAGGAACCTTTAATTGAGAATTAACACCGCTAATGACTTGCGCAGGTGTGAATTCACCTAACGCATTAAGAACAGATGCAGACTCTAACAGATGAACGCCAATTAAATCAGGATTAACTACGTTGTTAGTTCGCAGACGCTCCCAAATACCAGCCATGTTGTTTCCTTTAAATAAAAAAGTTAGCCACTGCCTACAGTATAATACACACTATGAGCTTAAAATCGCTTCCTTGAAAGGCACATCGTGGCGTCGTGATACATCCAGTTCGATAGTTTTGCTATTTCTTCTTTTCTACCTATAAATAACTGGTGGGCGCTGTCTTCTTTAGCTTTTGACTTGTATCGTTGATAGATATTAGTGACATAGCACGGTAAAACCTCTTTTAGTCCATAGGTAAAATCATATGAACCCACTATCATAACCCCATTTGAAATGGAGCCATCACCATCGAAATAACCCCTAACAAAGTGACTTAAAAGGTCTCTAGGGACTTGTTCTTCGGTTGGGAACTGCAAAATCTTAGATTTAGCCGGTACACAGCCGAGTTTTGTTAAATCATCTGCCAGGGCCTTTCTATTGATGCATAGCTCGATAATGTCTTGATGGTGTGGTTTAACACGAGGAACGAAGTGAAGAGGCCCATCATATTTCATTTGTCCCTTCATCCATTCTAAGATATGGCTATCTTTTTCTGCTAAACCAATTCTGATTCTGTCAATTCTTACGTTGCCATCAGAATAGAACCACCCTAAAATATAGGCTTTTTCTTGCGTATCTATAGCTTTGAAATATTCTTCATCTACATGATATTTCCAGTCAGACATATCAATACCGTTAGCATCAAGCAACCTCCAAATTGCAGATTCAGCGTGCCCCACCTGCTTAGCTATTTTCCCGCATGAAAAACCTTGATGAAATAATTCTATGACTAAATCTGTCTTATCTTTCAGTAAGTTGTCAGGGTTGCCAGTCCGATAGGTTGACGTATCAACGCCGAGCTTATGGAGTTTTTTGAGAATATTAGCTTTGCTTATATTAAGCGCTTTCCCTATCTCATAACAACTTTTACCGCTACCATATAACTGCACTATATCATTTTCTTGGTTGTTGGCTGAACCATAATTTTTACGTTTCCTAGTAGGAACTTTCAACTTATTAAGAAAATACCAAATGGTTCCGGGGTTACACTTGAATTCTTTACCTAACGTATTAGTGCTTGCCCCTTCCTGATAAGACTTAATAATATAGTCTCTATTAGCCATTAATCTATCTTGAATTGCCATCATAAAATCCCTATAGATAATCATTATAAAAAAGAGCAGGTATAAAACCTGCTCTAATATATCTACTAAAACCCTACAAACTACCCAACAAAACGCGCCTTGTGTCAAGAACAGCAAATCCCTGACTTGCCCAACCGTAAACACCGGCTCTACGCTGTCTGTGCAAGGTTGGGTCATCGAAGGTTTGTGGGTCTTCTTTGACCGGCATCACAAACACAAAGCTATCTGTCAGGTCCAAGCCCACAGCAAGTTCAACGTCGGAACCTGGAAGAACACCGCTTAGCTGGTCTTCAAAGTACAACTGATACTCTTGGCCTTCGCCAAGTTCGTACAAGCTGTGCAGTCTGACACCAAAGATGTCAGAAAGGACGTTCTCTTCACGGGAATTGAAGATACGATTACGAGTTCCGTCATCCACTTGGTCTACGTTCCAGTTGCGGATGTCCGCGAACGATTCTGGAGAGGTAAACAAGTCAGTAAGTCTGCCATGACTCAAAGAGGCAGAGTTACCGCCACCGTTTCTGGTCATAACATTTTGCAGCAAAGAAACAAGTCTCTTTGTGAATTGACCAGCAGCAGCATCACTATCGCTCACGATAATGTTACGGTCTACACCGGCAGCCAAAATGGTGTGCCAAGCGTCGTCGTTGAGCTTCTTGGTAAATTGAGCGCGCATGATTTCCATGCAGCGACCAACAATGTCCCAACGAGCGTCACGAGCATACTTGAGGGACCAGTCGATAGCAGCACCAATGTCGTAGATTGGTACGTTAACGAAGTCACCACTGACCGCTCTTTGAGGAATATATCCCTGGTGAGGAATTGTATAAGCGACCCAGTCCTTTTCAGTACCAGGAGCCAGCAAGTCCAATGGGAATTCAGCAGTTGCGTTGCCGTCGAGCGGGATACGAGTAAAGATAGATGAATAAATGTCACCTACCAAATTACCCTTGCGAAGGACTAGCTCAGCAGCCTTTGCAACTTCTCTCATAGCGGGTGCTGCTATGTTAATATCTGGAGAACCAGATTTAACCAGCATGTCATGCAAAGCTACTTGCTCTTCGCGTGTAAAAAGTTCAGCCATTATAGTATTTCTCCAAAAAATTATTCGACAGTGATTGCAACTTTAGCATAACCATCAGCATCTTTAGCACTCTTCCAGACACCAATCTGGGCGCTACCAGCAGTAGAAGTAAGCTCGCCGTTCGCATCGAAGTAAGCAGGCTCACCAGCAGCAGGTGTTTCACCAGACTTAATCATGTTAGTAACAACCCAACCACGAGTTACGACTGTTACCTTACCACCAATTTGCTCTTCGCCATTGTGAGCATTTTGATGAGTCTGAGTCAAATCTTTGCTAACCATTCTGCTTAGGAGCAAACCAGCAGCAAGACCGTCGCCGGTGCCAGTTGGGATTTGCACTAGAGCATTTGGGTCATCCATACCAGCACCAGAGGCGCTAGAAGAATGGGTTACGATGATGCCGGGAGCGGCAACCTCGTTCATAAAATATTCAACGGAAGAACCGAAGTGAATGTTACGGTCTGGTTTCAAAGCCATTTAGGTATTCTCCAATTATCTTGTTCTTTTTTCTTGCAGTGCCTTTGTAAGCAAAGCAATACGGGTTTCATTAACAGCTTCAGCAGAAACGTCAGGAACGATGTTCACAACCGGTTCTACAACTACAGAATCGAGAGCGCCAGCAGCGGCGACCTCACCAGCATCATCAACTTCAGCAGCATCAACCGTGGTTTCTACCACAGGAGCTACAGCTACAACCACAGCAGCCTTGGCAGCTTGAGCAGCTTTAACGATTTCAGTAGCGACAACAGTAAACTGTTCGTCATTTAGATTGCTGAAAACCTTAACTTTGCCCTCGGCATCTGTCTTCTCTATACCGCCATCAACCAAAAGAGTGACGCGGTTCGCAAAAAGCTTCTCAGCCTTTGCAGTATTAATTTCAGTGTTCAACCCCTCGATAGTTGCCTTGTCGGCAGCAGCGCTGGTAATTAAGGAGGCTTTATCAGCTTCCAGGCCAGCAAGCGTAGCGCTCAAAGCAGCATGGGAAGCGGTCAACTCGTCAACCTTAGCTGACAGAGCCGCCTTTTCCGCAAGAGCCACGTCTAGCGCAGCTTGAATTTCTGTTGGATTCACTATCTCAATCTCCGTGTTACAAATGTCAGATGTAGCTTGGCTACGTACTAATGATACACCGGCCTTTTTAATAAAGGGGTTTTCTTCTATTGGTTTGCCCAATAAACTAGCAGTGGCTTTTGGAAGGCCATGAGAAAATATTACCGATGCTGTATTAGCCGGTCTTCTCACGTAACCCTTAGCACTGAAAACATAGTCTTTCAAGTATCTACCGATTTTATGGTCTTGGTAAGTTCCAGTACCACCGTATCGCTTTAGATGCTTACTTAAAAATGCCGTTTGGCTACCACGAGCCAACTTGTAGAATATATTATCGGGAGAGATGATAGCATAATCAAAACCCCTAAAGATACATTCCATAGAAACAAACATCTCATTGTTCTTGATAGCTTCAATGAGGGCGCGGGTTCTCTCGATAAGAGCTGGGTCCGTCCAGTTAGTATATATCACCGCGCTGTTACAAACGTGGAAAATCTCAGGGAGACTTTCTTCTAGGGTATCGTCCGCTATGGTTTTCCCTTCTGCGTCAATAACCCAGCTATCAATCATGTGGCCGACGACTTGGTGTTCGTCATGGTCAATGTTTGTAGGCTTATTTGCAGGGGTTTTGCGGGCTGCCCAAGTCTCAGAAGGGCCTAGAACATCATCGTTGATATTCCAGACTGTGCTTGCTAATACGGAAAAAGTCGGGTATAATCCGTTAATATCTGTCAGGAAAGAATCGTTACTTATAGCTTTTTGTAGATAGCCATTTAGGTCTGAAGAAGCTAATGCCTTTTCGTAGGATTCAATAGCGGTATAATATTGAATCTTGGAATCGGCTTTGATTTGCTCGGCTAGGCCAGCAATGGAAGCTTCGTCAGGATATATGATAATTTCTGTCATGTATATATTCTCGAATGAAATGTCAGGTTACGACATTATACACCCTCTCCGTGATACCTAGCGTATGTGGCCGCATACAGAGTCCGTATTTCATCCATAGTAAGCTTCCGCTTTAGGTCAGCACTGACGCTACTAGCCAAAGCCAATGTCGAATTCGTTATCTGTTCTCCGGCTGGACCCTTCCCTAACGCAGCTAAGATAGAGTCCTCAGTAACCTCAGCCAGTGGCTCCAAGTTCCACAAAGCATCGAACTTAATGCGTTCGGCAATTGCCGACTCTTCATTAGTCAATTGTCTCATGTTCTTTCGATTGAACTGCTCCAAGATGAGCGGATTTACCACCTGAGCAATAGCCCCTTGCGCAACACTCGCCCACAATTCTAGAACAGCTTTACTACGCGGGGTGAAACGCTTGGTCTTTCTCTTGGTGGAATCCTTCTTATTCTTAGGACGACCCTGTGAAGGAACCCCCTTCTTTTTAGCTGGTGGTCCGTTAGGTCCAACCGGAGGAGCTTTCATTTCCAGGGCGGGTTTTTCCCCACCTTTCTTTTCTTCCAGTTCGAGACCTAGTTCACTTGGAGTAACGACACCACTCTGAGCGAAAATCTTCTTGAGGGCATTGTGGAACTCTGGCTCATGGAACGGTGAGGACTTCGGCACTAGTCTACCCGCCTCTCTATCTCTAGTTTCCCGATTGGTACGAATGCGTTCCATTTCAGGGTCATGCTTAAACTTCTGGCGGATTAGCTCATCACTAATCAAATTACGGTCAGACAGTTGGATAAGTAGGGCATACATAGCTTGAGTATCGCCAAGATTAGGCACATCGAATTCAAGCTTAGCGGCAAACCTAAAGCCCATCGCCTTGCGCACAATTTCAAATTGCTCTTCCCAAAAAGAGCGAAGAACGGCGCGCCCATACTCTAATCTCTGCACCAGTGTTTGCAGCGAGATATAGTTGTTGGTGGTGCCGGTTGCCCCGAATGTACCGGTCAAAGTAGGCGGAATGCCCATCCCGGCATAGATGTTGTTAAGAGTGGCTTGATATTTCTCATCACCTAGAAACTGGTGGACTGTGGTGGTGGTTTCCAGCAAATCAATGTCTGGACCCCACACCAAGTCTAAAGTACCAACGCCGGTATGAGACTGTAGGATTTCAGATAGCTTTGCGGCGGCTGCCCTAGTAGGAGCAATCTTCTCTTTCAAATCACCGAGCTTCCACACTCTAATGCTAGACATAGCCCCATCTAGTGCTGCAACATCTGCGAGCTTTAGCTTCTCAAGCACAAAAATATCGTCCATGATAGCATAAGTAATAGGAAGGGCCCACTCTTGCCAGTCGTCCTTCTTATAGAAGAAGACGCGGGTTTTAACAGGGTCCAAGATTATTAGCTTAGAAGTTTTCGCAGCCTGAATAATATCAGGCGGTAAATTAGCAACTACATCCCGCTCGTCTTGATTCTTAGGAGACTGTATGATTCTCTTTAGATGGTCAGGAAGCCTGATGCCATAGGTAGGGTTACCCATGTAAGAAGATAGGGGACCACCAGTGACTTCTAGGTGGGCAGGGTGATGGAACACATAATTCCACGGTATCTCTTTAGCTGCGGTACTTAGATACTCAATATCCACATCAGGCTTAGCTACAGCTTTACGGAGTTTCTCTTGGTCTGAACCCTTAAGTTTGGCTGTCTGCCAAGTGATAGGCACGCTCGCTAAACGATAAAGATAGTTAGCGAATCTTTCAGATACAAAGTCCCCACCGACTCGTTTCCACCAGTTCTGATGGAATTTCTCAATGCTTTTATTAGGGTGGACTACTCTAATACCCTGGCAAGTAAAGTCGCCCATCAAGTCCATGATGTTGCGGATAAGACCTACACGCTGGTAGATTATATCGCACTGAGTGATAATCTCCTTAACCTTAACCGGAATTGCTTCCGAAGGGCGGAAAGCCTCATACCCCTCTCGCGTTAAACCAGGACGACCCGACACATTAGGGGCTAAATTAGAAAAGTCCTGATGCCAACCGGCAGATGTTCTTTGGACTCCCACAAATTCGTTTACGGCGTCACTCATCGCCTGGAAGGCTTTAGCCCGCTCGCCGGCATCGGGTACTATATTACCGTCCCACGATACGTACATTTGTTCCAGGGCGGCTGGTGGGTTGGCTGAAATATGGCTTTGAGGTAGCTTCTTTTTAGCTGGCATTGGTAATCCTATTAAGCAGGTGAGTAATAGCATTAGGATAATACACCTAACGTCTAGCCACCCCGTAAACAACACCCTGCTGATTCATCTTATCGGTAAACCAAGCCGGTCCCTTATACATATCTCCGAAGGTTGGGGCCGCCACCATATCCTTCGCAAAGCCCCCTATAACGTCATACTCTACTGGAACAGGAGCCCTAGCAATACTACGCGCAATAGAATTAGCAATTAACAAGGCAGAATAGCGGTCTTTTCTGATGCGCCCCTTCTTACCGCCTTCTAGCTTGACTTCTGGAACGTCCCATCTGTCTCTACCGCCCACACCAGTTCCCGTCACTGTATGAGTGATACATGTAAGTTCATTCTTTAGTTCTTCGATTTCTAAGACGCAATCCTCTAAGGTATCAAACAGGACCAACTCCTTGCCGTGTTTTTTCTTATATTCCTCCATGCGAATTCCATCATCCGTAAATGCCATCTCTAAGCTGATAGGGTCAAAGCGAGGGAACAATAGAACTTTATCTTCTAAGTCTTTTCTCATGCCGGTATTAGCTGCGTAGGTCCAGTCGGCACGGGCGAACTGCACCATTTCGAGAACGTGTAAACCCGCCTCTAAGTCATAGTCATTCTTCTTGTCAGGGTCTATAACCGGCCAGATAGGCTGTTCCTTGTCAGCATAGCGGATTTTGTCAGCATCGTGCAACGCTTCCATAATGCTGATACCACCACCTTGAGCATCTAATCCGATAGCGGCCCCTAGGGGGTGTCCCTCAGCTAGTGGAAACACTTTCATCAAGTCCCGTATCTTACGCGCACAGTAAGCGTTGAAGTCTGTGATGTCAGTTAAGCCCGCATTCTTACGGGCAATAAAGTCAGACCGCTTAGTGGTCCAGCAGTAGACCACCCTCTGATGATTAGGATGGACCTCTAAGACAACTATAGAGAAGTTGTCTGCTTCAGAGGCAGGGTCTATACCATAGACATAGTGACATCCCGGTGTGCCTCTTCTGACTGCGTCAAAAACCCGTGGACACCACGGAGCCCAGTGTGGTCCTTCTATAGTGCTTTCATTAGCTACGCAGCTCTCAATCAAGCTGCGCTTAAAGTATCCGTCTGAATCTTCAACAAAGACGGCACCATATTCCATAGCATAAATGCTGGAATTAACAGTGGCTTTAGCTCGTAGTATAACATCCTCATCCATGAAGCCTTTAGGTACTAACTCATACGGTAGACGAATAACGCTGTATTTCTTAGGGTTGACCTTAAAAGCTTCTTCGTCATTAAAGGCATCTCCTAGTGCTTTCTTCAGTTCGTTTATGTCTCCATGACTTTTAATATAGGTGGAATGCTTCTTCCAGTAAGTAGCAAAATGCTTGAAACCATAGTCCGCAGTTCCAGAAACGATAGACTGGTTTCCTAACTTGTTAGAAAATTGTTCTTCCTGAGTGGGTGTCCATAGGTCATCAGCTATCAACGCATCTCTGCGATACGAGTCCTGCACGCCTTCCCAAGGGGAAGATTTAACAACACCGAACCCGCCCACTACTGTATCGTAAATAGTAGGACTAATGCTTGCAAATTCATCTGCAATAACAATGGTAGCGCGCAAACCTCTAATCTTTGACCCGTCCCCTAAAGGAATGGCAATTGCAAAGTTACCATTAATATTCATAGTCCATCTGTCTGTGTCGTGAGAAGGACCGGTCTTCTTACCGGTACCAGCTAGCGACCTATAAATTGGGGAATTGTGCCAAAGAGTATCCATATAGTCAAAGATAATCTTAGACTGACGAAAAGCAGCACCCACTATAACTATCTTACAACCCGCAGAACCATCTTCATTGCAAGGTGTGAGCAGCAATCTAAGCATTGCATAAATGGCGAGCAGAAAGCTATTATGAGTAACAATATAATCCTTGGTAATGTAAGTATGGTCATAACTATCTACTTGAATACAATAACCATCAGATTTACCTATATATTCGATATTAGTAATAAAGCTTTTTGTAAACTTACTTACTCCCTGTTTGGATAATGGGTGAACAAGATAAGACAATTTTCTTTCTAATGTAAAAACAGGTTCTTTAGTATATAATCTAATTCGATGACAATCTTTATACCTTTTGCCGTTATACCAAGCTTCTTTAAGAGAGTGCCGGCATGATATTCCTAAAGACCTAACCAAGTCTAAAACATCCGCAGATAATCTAGGAGATACAGTATAATATTCTATACTATTTTTACTAGAATAACCATCAGTATCCATCAATCCCTTTAATAGCTCTAGTCTCTGGGTTGTGTCTCCATATTTGTATTGCTCTGGAATAAATTTTTCATCAGATAAAATGTGACCAAAACCTAGAATACTACATAATTTCTTAAACGGTAATACTGTTTTGTCTGTTCTTTTAACTCCATATGTATATTTATCTTTGTGCTTCACTAATTGATACCCGTTGGGCAACAAAGAATTAAATCTGTCTGCTACTTCTGGGTCATTTGACGTAATGGTAATTTGGCTACCTCTAAAACACCCGTCTCCTAAGAGAACACCCACAATATATGGATGTATTAGACAATCCTTTGGCTCTTCATCTATTAGTGGCGAATTAGTTGGTATAGCATATCTATATTCAATACCAAAAGACTTACCAAATTTCCTATTGGTATAATAAGAATTAATCATATCTTTAGTGGACACTGTGCGATAATTTTGGCGGCTATGGTCCCACACTTTCCACTGATGGTCTTCACAAGAATCAATGGTTCTGCCGTCTCGTAATGTAATACGATAAAAATTTAAGTTTTTTTGTAAGAATGTGGTTCCTGTGACATTACACAATTTACCATCTCCTCCGTAAACCTTATCTCCTTTTTCTATTGCTTTGATAGTTTTCCATCCGTGCTGGACCCTGACTAGCTCATCTGGATGCAGGGCTTTTCCCCAACCACGAGCCGCGATAAACATAGGGAATTGCTTAGTCCACAACTCCTCTAAGATAACCGATTGCTCTGGTAACAGATTGATATTTAATAGAAGCTTAGCGGCTAAGGCTAGATACGCGGGGTCTGTCATTACTCGAAGTTCTCTCAGTCCGAGCTGGCTCTTTTCTTCGGCTGTTCTATCCATGAGAGGATTAAAAAAATCAGGCGATTTCACTATTGTCTTAGTGTCGCCTATTCTTAGCCAAGCATCTTCGTACTTGTCGTACTTAATCGGGCTTATATCTAGCATGTACTCTCTTCATTATATTAGTAGCCATCCACAACGCATTATCAGTATCACCGCAAAACACTACGTCCACCCCGTAGTCAATCTGAATCTCAGAAAGCTTCTTCATTATAAAGGGGCCCTTAACCTTAATGAATTTCTGTTTAGCTTTAGGTATGGTGGAACCCTCTGGATAAGACCTAATATCATCAATGCCAAATTCCAACAATAGAAAGCGATGCTCGTAGGAACCCATGCGTTCCATCTCGCGCCAGAAACGGTCCTCTGTGATGTTGATAGCTAGTTCCGCTACATTCCGCTTACGCTCGATAACAAGCTTCTGCTCTAGACCCTCTACTGTATAATCACCAGTATCTAGTTTGCGATTAATAACTTCAGCAACTTCGGCACAACTAGCAATTGCAAGCGGGATTTGCTCTCTGGTATCGACAATGACATTAAACATTTTCTTCCGGTCTTGTAATGGTTATAATATCAGTGTACTCTTCCCCCACCACATCTTCAATCACAGTACACTTTAAATCAGGGCCCCAAATAATATCTAGGGTCTCTCCGGTAACATGATTCTCTAGTATCTTTGCTAACTTATTTGCCATCTCTGCCGTAGGCACAATCTTGTGTTCTAAGCTGCCCATATTCCACAATCTAATCATCGTTCACCTTTGAGTTCACTATCATTTGAAAAAACGACCGGTAATGGTTTTCCTTCCCCTTTATAAAAGTATGATGGTTCCTACATAGTGTTATCCCGTTAGACACTACGAATCTAAGCTGATGTGAATCAGCCCATCTCACAATATGGTGGACCTGTAATCCGCACTTAACGCTACACCCAGGCCACCTACACTGTCTTTTATCCCGGTTCCTAACTGCTGCTCGCCACTTTCTATAAAGAGGGTCTTTATAGTTTCTTAGCGTAACTCTCGCGCGCCTTCTGAATGTCATGGTTAATCATCTCTTTAACTAGGGCCTCAAAGGAAACCTTCGGTTTCCACCCAAGGGAGGAATGAGCTTTACCTGCGTGTCCCCTTAAATATTCGACCTCAGACGGCCTATAAAAAGCTGGGTCTATTACAATGTATGGCTTCCAGTCATCTATCCCGATGTGTTGAAAGGCTATTGTCAGAAAGTCCTCTACGCTGTGTGTCTCACCTGTTGCTATAACGAAGTCATCAGGTTTCTCTTGCTGCAACATCAACCACATAGCTTCTACATAGTCTTTAGCGTGCCCCCAGTCTCGATAAGCTTTGATATTGCCTAGGCGAAGCTTAGGGAATAGCTCTGGTTGATACGCGGTAGGTTTCCCTAGGTGTATCATGCCCTCTGGTATAAACAATCGACCTAATGTATAAAACTCTTGGTTCTTCCAACAGTGAAACTCACCAATCCACTTGGTAATCTTCTTAGTGACAAAGTTCTCTCCTCTTCTCGGACTCTCGTGGTTAAACAAGATTCCCGCAGCAGCAAAGATACCATAGGAGTCTCTATAAAGTTTGATTAGGTTGTGAGCCGCAACCTTCGCAACCGCGTAGGGGGAATTAGGAGATAGCTGTGTTTTCTCGTCCTGAAATTTTACACTTATAGACGGGTCATTATACGAACACAGCAACTCTTCATTATGCTTCAGTCTTCCATAAATAGTGTCATAGTTGCTGCCAAACATCTCACTCGTAGACGCCTGATAAAACCTAGTCTTAGGGCTATGCAATCTAATTGTCTCAAGTATATTCAAAACACCTATGGCGTCTACCTGAAAGGTTAGAGCCGGCTGCTTGAAACTAGTTCCGACATGACTTTGAGCAGCAAGGTTATAGCATTCATCAGGCTGATACTGATTAAATATTCCTGTAATTGAGGAGGGGTCTGTTATCTCACCTTCTTCGATTCGGAAGTGGGGGTTTCCCAACACACTCTCTAATCGTTCGTGTGTGTTGACACTAGAGCGTCTACAAACTCCAACCACTTCGTATCCTTTACTTAGCAGAAGTTCTGCTAGGTAAGAACCGTCCTGGCCTGAGCAACCGAACACCACAGCAGTCTTACTCATCTTCCTCTCCTTCTATAGGTTCCACATCGAGGCCATAGCCTCCACAAACTTTACATAACCAAGTAGCAAAATATCCATAGATGTAACATTTATCGGGTAAAACACATTTACATTGTAGTTCGTCATCCATTCTTCTCCACCGTATCCGTATTCAATAGGGGTCTGTCTATTTTACCGTCTACATAAGTATGATATTCTGACATCCTCTTACGAGCTTCCTCCTTAGCCAAACGCATTAGTTCAGCATATTCCCCCATCTTCTTGCGTTCCTTTTCATCTTCTAGGGCACGCAGCAATCCCACAAAAGAACTCTGACCGTCTTCACTTCTTTTCACGCGCTCTTCTCTGGTGGCTTTCAGTGATTTTTCCACGAACTTACGCTCACCTAAAAGCTTAGCGTGTTCAGTAGTATAAGACGTAATAGCACTACGCGCATAACTAACTTGTTGTTCTAAGTTAATCATGTGGGTGACATCGCGCTCTTCTTCGGGTTTTTCAAACTCAATGTCGAGCCGGCGCTGGATTCTGTCAGCGTCCTCTTGGAATCGCTTGCGCTCAATCATGGAGCGGTCCAAAAGAATATCTAAGATTAGCAGTTGTTTAATGGATAGCTCCTCTGAATACTGAACATCCTCTCTAAACTGCAACACTAGGCTTATCCACCCGGATTCAAAAGCCCCTAGTTCATTAGCAGTAAGTTGTAATGCAACGTCCTTGTAATAAGGTCTGTGGCGTAGCTTTGAGATAAGCACCTTTTCAGCATCTTCAAATTCCTGCGTTCTACCACGGAGTTCATTCTCCCTGATAAACCGCTCTATTGTATCTTCGGTCCTATTGAGATGGCTAGCCATCTCTGCCACCGGCATTTCGAGAACATTGCGCTCAATAAAACTGCGCTCTTCTAAGCTAAATTTGCCACGCTTCCGAGACATTTATATTGTTCTCCTTGAGGATTTCCGAGATTTCTTCTTTGACCTTGGCGCGTCTGTGCTTTGGTATCTTCATACCGTTCTTCATCTTAATCCAGTCCTTGCGGACTTCCGTGGAGATGTTGGTATCTAGTAGCTGTATCATTTCCTTAATAGCCAAGTCATCTAGCACTTCACACTCATAGTGCATTCCAGACTCATCAACATCATCAGTATTATCCCAAGACACGGGATTCATCAGATTCTTTTTGGATACATTTCTTGATAGCCAACTCACATATAAAGTACAATCATTAATGTCTTTGTACTTGGTGCATAAATCCTTGTCTTTAATATATGCTTTGAATGGGCAAGAGAAACAAGGTTTACGCCTTTCATATAAATCTCTCTTAAGGTTGCAGAGGCGTCTTTTGACGTGAACCCGCAGGAAATTTTCCAATGGCCTCACGCCATCGTACTTTTCCAGCGCTTCGATAGCTAAGATGTATGCTTCTTGTTCAATATCTTCAGGCTTAAAGTAACCAAACTGAAACTTAAACGAGGCCGCTTTCGCCACCTTCTTCATCGTCTCTATTACTTCCTCTTCCGTCATGTTCGGCAGTTTTCTCATGTTGTGCAAACAACTCCATTGCGACTGTGGTTTCAGGGTCGGGGATGAGTAGTTCCTCTTTGACTTCTTCTTCTAGTTCGACGCTTGCTATAGCGACCAAACAAGTTTCTAAATAAACCATATTAATTACCCGCCTTTTGACAAAAGTGGTCGTACCCGTATAGTATTATACACAATTGGAGCTTTTTATGTGGACACCGGCTACGAAGCAGTTTATTATCAAGCACTCAGACCATATGAAGGATAGTGAGATAGCTGAGAAGCTATCCGCACTCTGCGGGGTCAAAGTGACTATTAACGCCGTCCGAAAAATGCGGCAGAAACTAGGGGTCAAGAAACTCCAAGGGAGGGGTAAGGTGGGCGTTGTCGGAAGCCACCTAAACCCTCAGCAAACTGACACAGTATTAACTCCCGACGACATTATTACTATTACCGGAGGACAGTGATGGTTACAGGATTGTTAATTGTGGGTTTCGTAACCCTAGCGCTGTGTTGGTTCTTTGGGTTATTTTTCCTGGTGGGAGGGGTGAAAGCCAGGGACGACGTTTTGCATTTGCTCCTAAAAAAGGGGGTTGTCAAATACACCCTACAAGATACAGCTTCGCCGGAGACAACGCTAGTATATGCAGATGGAACAGACGCAACAGAACTACTACTCTTAGGAAAAGGAAAGAAGGATGCCAAAGCTAAATAATTGGGGACTAGTACGTATTCCATCCGACAACTTGCCGAAAGAATTTTGGGAAGTCCGTGCCTTCGGAGAAACAGAAGGACATCCCACTATATCAGATGGAACAACCATTACTACTTCACCTATTATTAAGGTGAATTTAGCACGTAAACAAATACAAACTGTAAACACTTTGTATGACCTTGGTACAAAAGACGAATTTTACGAGAAAAGTGTATAATGTTACATGCAAAAACTCATCATATCTTTCGCTCTGGTAGTAAGCCTTTTTGCTAGTGTAATACACTCAGCACATGCTGAACCCATCGCCCTTATTAAAGCCACTGGCAAAGCCTACACCCACCAAAAGATGGAGGGGCAACAGTCTTATCAATGGGGGCGCAGTACCGTTTGGTACACATTTAGTGACGCAGCAAAGAATAAGGCATATCTAATAGGAGCGGGCCACGCTTTTCGCTCGCCTGCCACTAAGTCTATTTGGGTGCGGTTTTTCTACCCTACTAAGGGCGACACTATAGCGGCCAAACTAGAGGGGTTGCGGTTCACAGGTGCCGATAACAACGATATGGCTTTACTGTCTATACCGCTGGATAAATTGCCAGTTGGAATGGAACCTCTCAAGCTGGAACCTGTCGAGCCAAAGATTGACCTGGGCGCTATGACCTACGGCTGCCAAAATGGCGAGTGGCCTTCCATGATGTTTGGCTATGTCAAAGAGGTTAATCCTACGGGGTTTACCCTAAACTTCCACGTTCAGCCGGGGCGCAGCGGCAGCGTCGTAACTGACGAGAAGGGGAAAATTTTGGGCATGGTTCTTCGGAGACGTACAATAGATAAGGCGGGTGACTGCACTTCGGCGCGCCAAATTACGGAGTGGCTGAAGACTGTCAAACTAGAGTAGGACGGGATTATGTGGGAAATAACATTTTTGAGTTGCGTTGTCGTAGGTTTCGCTTGTTTACTTATTGGTCTAACTATTGGCTTTCTAGGCGCTAATAAAGAACATAAAGACGTACTAGCATCTAAAGATTTGATTTATTTCGCCTACGACATAAAAACAAGTCGTGTCCAGGCTTACTGGAGATATGACAACAAACCCCTCGGCTTTTAAGGCGTGTAGCCTTATTTTAAGGTCTACGGGCTATTGAGCTATATTAGATAGAACAGAACCATGAACAAGCGTAACAGAATAATCGCTGTTGATTTCGATGGAGTTATTGCTAAGTATTCGGGATGGCAGGGAGTAAACAAATATGAAGAACCGATACCAGGAGCAAGAGAATTCCTGAATGAGCTGAAGAACAACGGGTTCTACATAATGATATTCACCCAGCGCATGTCACTAGCTGACAAGAAGAACTTTCGCAGCGAGAAAGATAGGGGTGTGGCAATCGAGAGCTTGCGCGCTTATCTTACTGCCTACAATCTTCCCTTTGATGAAATATGGACACAGAACGGGAAACCTCCCGCTGATGCCTTTGTGGATGACCGCGCCGTAGAATGCCGCCCTCAGTTTAGCCCCACAGCGTATAATGATGCTCTCAATAACATTCACAAGATTATGATTGTAGGAACTAAGAAACAATATGACGACGTACCAACAACAGTGTGAAGAACTAGCAGTGTGGATAAATACAGACCTACTTGAAGTACCGGACCCATTTACTGTAAGTGGCGAGGATATATTCACATTAGACCCAATGGGATTTTTATTCCACATACACCTGTTAGATGCTTACAAAGCGAGGGGTTGTAACTTTGTCGATGTATTAGTGTCTGACGAATACGTAGCAAAACTCTTTTATAAGCAGTACGCCAATCAATCTCACTGAAGAAACTGCCATAGAGAACATAGTCCAGCGTCTTTCTCACATTGAGATTACCGGCTTTGACCACACAGATATTGACCAGCAAATCCGCCTCTACTGTTACGTGTGTCTAAGGAGCTATTCAGATGAGGGCGGGAAATCGCTAGAGGAATTCCTGTACGTTCACGTTAAAAACCGCCTACTAGGACTTAAGAGAGACAAATTTACCCATGATACACCCCGTAGATATAGTCAGGACAGATTACACCGAGCGTGAACTCCAAGAGCTGCTAATTTTCTGTATCTGTGTAGCGGGTAAGACCGCCGTTACGATAGCCCCGCGAGTGGACCGGATTTTTGCGGGGGGTCGCAAGCTAATGCCCTTCACAGTGGCTCGGCGCTACACTGAGCCGCGTTTAATTAGAAGATTGCACTCAGAAGGCATCGGCTGTATGAAATTAAAAGCGCGGGCTATTCTTGAGGCCGCTCACTACCTCGGCCCCCTCCATGAGACCGACGTTGAAGAACTAGAGTGTATCTATGGCATAGGCCCCAAAACCGCTCGGTTCTTCGTGATGTGCCATCGTCCCGGTGTGGCGCTGGCCGCGCTTGATACGCACGTTCTAAAGTACCTGAAATGGGCGGGAGTTTCCAATGTCCCGAAAGAAACCCCTGCGGCTGGACCCACGTATAGACGGCTGGAACAAGAATTCCTAAAATTGGTGCCGCCCCACTTGACTCCGGCTGAGTTTGACACTATAATATGGAAGAGTTACGCCCTATGAAAACCCTCAAGACCTTCTTCTACCTTACTCTTTTGGCTGCGATACTTTGTTGTAATATTAGTGTGAACAACGGGGGTTACCATGCTGAAAGCGGAGAACAATACTACATTACAGTGGTTGTGTTACCACTTCAATACCAAATGGTGATTAAGCATTCCTATGAAGACGTTGTTACTAGCCCATCGGGACAAGCGACATTAAAAGAAAAGACGAAAGTGCGGGTTTATTTAGGTAGACTGGAAGAGATTCTCTATCCGGGGTTTATCAGGGAGTCTAAACTAGTATATGATTACACTTCGTGATTGGTTCTGGCTTACTTTTCTTACTGCGATACTCTGTGCCAATACCGGCGTTTACGAGGCGGGAACTATCAGTGATGGTCAATTCAAGCACGAAGAGACTGCCGTGGTTTTACCGCTAGGCTATCAACTAACCATTCAGCGTTATATGAAGCATCAGTGGACCTACGAAGATGAGTTTATAGGGACCGCTATCTACTTGTCCCCCCTTCAACCGGACTTTGCACACACTGATTACAAACCGGAAAGACATCGGCTTTTATACCAAAGTGGGGTTACACCCTGAAACCTGAAACCCGAAAGGACAATTCTATGAAAGTTAGTGCTATTGCTTATTTTGTGGTGCTTGTTGGTATCATTATCGGAACTTGTTTCGTGTTTACAGAACCGCTTGAAAGATTAGGGGCGGTTTTGGTGGGGATTTTTACGTGGGGGGTTGTGGGACTTCTAACTACAGAAGCCTATAGAAAAGTGGTCAAGGGGTTTTAGAGGCTCCCACATTTTTTAGAGGGGCACAAGCCCCTAAAAGTGGTCGTTGGTTTTGAAAGGGCCTATCGTGTTTGCACCACCCCACCCGTTTGGGGGGTACGCCACCTGGGCCTTTTCTATTGAAAAAACCCCCCGGAGTGCCTACATACCCCAGGCAATCACTTCCCATTCATCACAATCTAGGTCGAGCGGGTCAAGGGCGATAGCTACGATGCCACCAAGCCGCTTTGCCTCACGCTGGGCATCCATGTAGCCCGTGACGATAGCACCGCGAGCGACGATACGCACGTCAACGTCGTGGGTGTGCTTCTCTTCGCGGTGGCCGTTGATGGTGGTAATCATTTTGAATTCCTTTGTGTGAGTGATTGAACTACACATATATTATCGGATGCTATGCACTACAGCAATAGTGTACATGCATATTCATTGTGACCTAACGTGTCACACGAAGAAAATACGTATGTTCACTATTGCGAAACAACGAAGTTGCCGATATACTCTATAGAGTTAAACAATTCAGTATAAGGAAGTGAGTTATACAAGTTATCAGCCAGAATCAAGCGGGCGTTCAGTTGGTCAAGGGAATCTTGGGCTACAGCATTAAGGGTTCACAGGGGCAAGTGTTACACGTTGGCAGCGAAAAGTACGTTCGCCAAGTTTGGAATGACCGCTACAATTGGAAAATGGAATTCAATCCGTCGTTCGGAATGCGGGTGACGTTTAATGGGGTTCGCCCGTAGTTTAGCTCTTGACAGGACAGGGCGAAGCCCCTATAATACAACCATGAAATACAACCTACAATTTAAGCGTTGCATCCAAAGCGTTTACGGCTGGTTCGATGCTGGCAGCTTCGATACGCTGGATGAATGCGTTCACGAACTGTATTGCCACTATTGGCTGGATGCCAAGGTTATTGGCCCCAACGGCGAAGAATACTCGATTGGTGAACAAGAGTACAGCGACGAGGATGGGGCTGAGTGCGTTTCTTTCTATTTCACCGGAGTCTAACATGAAAGTTTATGTCGCTCGTGATTATGACGCTATTACTTATGCCGGCACGATGTTGGCCGCTGCTAAGTTAAAATGTCGCGGAGACAGTATCATCCAAGTTTGGCAAAATGGGCAGCTTATTGGGTGGTGGACCGTCCATAGTGTAGCCCCTACATGGAGATTCGTTGCCGTATGAAATATCTCGTTTCACTCGTTTTGCTTTACATTTTCCTTACAACTCTAATCGCGGTAGGTCTCTGGCGTATCTGATTATCGTTAAGGGCGTGATTTGCCACCGTGTTGACAGCTTCGCGGCAGAGTTGGAACTATACAATAGTTCAGGCGAGGCCGATTCCGAAGTTTTCAAAATAAACCCGGATAAAACCTTTAGCAAAGTATTGCCCTAAGTGCTTAGCCTGTAAGGCTTTAGGGCCGGCGGGGCCCGCGCGCGCGTCGTAAGTCCTTATGGCGTAAGGAGTTACGTCTAACATTGGCCGGTGCAGCCCGCGTGACCAAACGTGTCAAACCGCTAAAATACAGGCGTTCACTATTGCGGAACTGCGAAACAACCGATATAGTATATACATACGACACGCTTAACAAAGGGATTCAATCATGGCTTTCGCAAACGTAACCGTCCTTAACATTTCCGAGTTTGTTCGCACGAATTTTCACACGCCCAAGGCGGTTGACGAAGTCTTTGAATGCATCGAAATGCAAACGAGCGACGGCTATCGTCTGCGGAATTTCACCCGCCAGGGCAGCGAGTTTTCGCGGGCGGTCAAGGTGGATGAATCGTTCCCGCTATCCTACACGGTCAAGGAAAAGCGAACCTGCCCGGAAACCGGCATGGCTTACACGGCGGTTACGTTTTGCTCCAAAGGTCAGACCAAAGCGGCTATCGCCGTTGAAAAGAAGGCCGCAAAGATTCTGGCACGAAATCGGAAACTGGGGCTTGCGTAGACCGCCAACTGGCGGTATACTAGTCTTATTCAACCGCTTACCAATGGAGTTGAAAATGATGACCGAGCAACAGCTATACGACCTACACCGCCACTATAGCTACAATTGCTTGTCGTGGGAACATTTTCTATTGCTCATTTCAACCCGCGAACTAGGCCATGAATCGTATGCGGTTGAGTGCTATGAATGCGGGGAATTCATTTTGCCCGAACTAGGCGCTTCACACCGTTGCAATTGTGGTAATCGTCGCTGCTATATGCAATATAGTGAACCAAACAAGCTAAATCCAGGGTTTTTCTACGCGGCAGTTGATTAAGGGCCTGTGAGGGTTCGACCCACTGTAAAGCCGTACACGGAAACAGTAGGGCATCCGGGTTCAATTCCCGGCAGGTCCACTGATACTGCGTATCTTAAGGTGAAACTATGCCACCGTGAACTGTGAGCGGCGGGAATGAAAGCTTGCAACCGAGAGCTAGGCGGAATGCAAGCGAAGCCGAAAGCCTAGCTACTGACTAAAATCTCACCCTAAACCCTTACGCCGTATGGACTTACGGCGTTCGCGGGGGCCCCGCCGAGCGTAAGTCGTTGGTACATAAGGACTTAGAGCTACGCTCCCGGACCAAAGGTGTCGCAGCAAGAAAATAGCACAATTATAAAGGGCGGGCCTTGACAGGGGCGGGGGCCAGTGTATAATGCGTACATGGCAAAAGGGGATTGAAAAGGCGGGTTTGACGGCGAGATAGACGGTTCGACTCCGTAGTTTCACAACCGCAAGTGATTTACTCCCGCTATACAATCTCTGGGCATATCAACACCCTGCCATATTTTTATCATTTCCCTTTTAAGGTTCTTACCCATGAACACGATTCTCAAGATTGGTTCGACCATTGTGTACTGCACCCACTCGTTTAAGGTGGTGGCATTCACCAAAGAGGGGGTTGTCATCAGCAACCACCAGCGTACCATTACCATTACCCGCGAGCAGGCCCTCGCCTGTTCCAACTAAACTAGGCCCATAAGCCGCCTGTAGCCAGAAGAACGCGAGTTTATACCATGTTGCAATATACCGTATCGGAAAAGGTGGAAATCACCAAGGGCGAACTAATCACAATCAAGAACCTCGTCGATGCGAAGTTGTGGGAAGAGCGTCAGGACATCAACAAGAACAGTTGGCCGGCTCAAGAGCTTGCGAAGCTTTTGGAAAAACTTGAGAAAATCCTGAAATAGGCCATTGACATAGAGGGGCTTTTGCCCTATAATACATCCATCGAAACAACAATCTAAGGGTTGACGGTGACTGCGGGTAGACCCTGAAAAGTCTAGCGAGGTCAAGTGGAACCGTAAAATATACGGCCCCCTAGCTTAATTGGTTAAAGCAGCAGAGCTACTACTCTGTTCCAGAAGTGCGGTCACTATTACACGTCGGCTTAGTCACCGACCAATGTAGGTGGACGCATGGAGGCATCAACTAGACTGGTTGATGATGCCAGTTCGATTCTGGCGGGGGTCTGCTTACACTGTAGGTCGAAAGACCGAACAACGAGGCGTCAGTCCACGCCTACAACCCCCGAAAGGGGGAGAGTGTGTAAGGGACAAGACAACCACCATTCCTTAAGGACGAAGTCCATGTATTACTGTGCAAATTCCAAAGTTGGTCAAGCTATCCACCCGGCCATCTGGATGATTGTTTACTATTTCGTGGAGCGGCAAATCCCTATGGGTAAGCTGCATATTATCAATCTGGCCCGCAAAACAGCGGAAGCGACCGGGGCAAACAGCGAGGAAACTTCGCTTATAATGGTTAAGCAATTTGTTGAACATGTGGCGAACGAACACGCTTACAAGTTTGACGCAAAGCCTGCCCAGGTAACGACTTAGGGCGGGCGGGGCCGCCCCGCGAAGCCTAAACCCTTATGGCATAAGCACTTACGTCAATCTTCCCGAACGGGAATATGGGGCTTGTTTTCGGCTGCGTAACGTGGTATAATGGCCGGATTGTGTCCGATTATTCCCGATAGGGAATATGACCAGACGTGTCAAACCCCAAAATACATCTGTACAGTATAGACACGCCGCACGAATCTGCTAGAATCCTATTATTGAGTTAAGGCCACTTACTAAGGATTGCCAAATGAACATTTCGCTCGAATCGCGTTTCTCCGATGTTGAACTTTTCCAGATGTTCGACCTTGATATTGGCTCTTGCATGATTGCCCAGGGGCACAAGGCGAATGACCCTGCCCTAGTGAACAAGGGTCAACGTGTTCAGTCGAGTTTGCTTGTTTATCGCAATCGCAATCGGGCAGGCGACAACGTGCAAGCTGACGCGAAAACCAACTATCGCAAGTTGATGGGACACCCCGGCACGTTCAGCATTGAAATTGACAAATCGGGCAAGGGTGAACATAAAGTCAATATGCAGAAAACAGGCATCGGTTGTGACAAGGCTTTTCGGGCGAGTCGCGTAGCATCGCTGGCGGCAGCCTACGCAGAGAACACCGTGAGCGAAGTATCCCCTTTTGATGTCGGCTTTGCCGACTTCGGAGAATAGAATGAGCGAAGCGAACTACGATTTTCGGGCGTATTATGACCAGTGGTGCAGCGAGAAAACGGGGCTGCCAAAATACCCCGTTGCTACAATTTGGTATCTATTCCAAGATAGCATTCGACACACTGAATTGATTGCCACTGTTTCGGCGGCGGTCAATCGGTTGTGCATGATGAATTTGGAGCCGACCGGCTACAATGTAAATACGTACACTGACCACCTGCGACCTGACAATTGTTCAGTAGCTCGCTGGCGGAACATTCTGAAATTGGTCATGCGTGAGGGAATGCCAGAGGCTCTCTAAGTCCTTTGTGCGTAAGCACTTAGGACACGGGGGGCGGCCCCGCGAGACGTAAGTGTATATGGCATAAGGACTTAGGCGATTTCGATAAACTTTGATTTTGCGCCTTGACCGTGGGCAACGCTCACGGTATACTTGGGGAGTCAACTTAACCCGGAGCCATCATATGTCGCGGCATTCAAGCTATCTTAGTCACATTTTCGGCAGCGTCAACGAGTTGGAAAACACCGTTGCCTATACCGTGAAACAAGCGTCAAAAAAGCGATTTGATGCTATCGCTGTACGGGGTGTTTCAGGCATTACTATCGGTAGCATCGTGGCGTATGCCATGAAGAAGCCGCTGGTGGTGGTTCGTAAACCAAAAGATGGGTCGCACGGCGAATGCAAAGCCGAAGGATTGCCGAACGGCCCCTGCACCTATTTGGTGATTGATGATTTCATTTCGAGCGGTCATACTGTCGCCAGCATCGTGCAAGAGATTCACGACGAATCGGAAGGGGAGGCCGAGCTTGTAGGCTCCATCGAAACCCGCGAAGGCCATCGCGGATTCAAGTCGGCAAAGAGCTTGGCAAAATTTTACCGCTACGTTGATGAGGCTATTAAGGGACAATATCAGCCCTAACACTTACATCCTGATATTCAATCTCGATTGTAAATTGCTTCGCACTTACGCAGCCGAAAAGAGGTAGAACCAACAGCAAGAGGGAAAATTTCAGCATTTTTCACCGTAGGGGTTGACAGTGTGAAACTCTATGGTATAGTATCGGTACGAAAGCCACTCACCTTTAGTTCAGGAAAACAAAATGATTGATTACACCCACGACTACAATCCCCATGACGACGGCGAAGCGGACGAGTTGGACACGTTCGACGTGGAAGATGACAGCCAGGACAACTGGGAAGCGGACGAGGACGATTATGACGGACAGCCAGACGAGTACACCGAGTGGCAGGACTTGCACGGCGGCGACGACTGGGACCACGGACAATATGACAACGGCGACGACTACTAAGACCGTCGCGGTCTGTTCGCTGTGCGGCCAGCCTATTACGCCCGTTGTTTATACGGGCAAGCCGCCGCGTGTTTACCACTGGGATTGTGCGTATAAGGATTGCGAGGACATCCGCAATCAACTAGCAGCGAACGCTAAGTGCTGAGCCTGTAAGGGTTTACGCTCGGCGGGGCCGCCCCGGCCACCCTAACTCTTTACTGCGTAAGGACTTAGAGCGAGCTATTGACACTGGGGCTATCTGTGCTATAATGGTGGTATGAGCTGACGGCTAATGGTCAGACCTATCAGAGCATACATTCTGGAAAGAGTGTATGTCCTCATGGGCCTAACCGTTTCTTTTAATATAGCCCCGTAGCCACCCACTGCCAGTAAGCACGCGAGTTTTTCAAATTCTGTGCAGAATTCTGTTGCTTTAAGCCGCCAGCCGTGGTAAAATACGACCATGAAAAGCAAACTATCGCGTAAGCCTGTCGCCCACAACAAAGCAATCCGCCGCTGGTTGAAATGTGTCAGCGGCTCCGGTGTTGACGCCATGTATAGTGACGTTAGCAAACACTGGGGATTTAAGTGGTATATGTGTCAGGGAAAATGCACCCAGACCTATACCGTGCAATACATGGCAGCAGAACAAGATTGTGGTCCAAAGGTCGGACCTCTTGTTAAGTTTTACATAAAGGAACGCCCGCGATACGGATACCTGACTCAAAGGGCTACTTCGCTTAGTAAAGTATTCAAAACGTGGAATGTTGATTGGTATTTTGATACTGACGGATACGAAGGGAAGTGCCAACAGCTTGCCGATATGGGTTGCCCCAATTTTTGGAAGTTTGCAGCGAGTTGCGGCTTTGAAGTTCGGGATATGCATATGGGTAACATCGGCTACCTCACCACCACCGGACGGGGGGTAGTGATTGATTTCGGGCACTGGTATGAAACCAATGCTTGTGACCGATACAAGGTACTCTATCGTAAGTTTGAGGAAAGTTATCAGGATGGTGGTGTTGTGAAACCACCGAAATGGTTCTAAGCTCTAAGTCCTTTGTGTGTAAACACTTAGGACGAGCGGGGCGGCCCCGCGAGCCATAAGTCTATACGGCACAAGCACTTACAGCAATTCTCAATATTTTAGACGTGGCTCTTGACACTGGCGGGAACCGTGCTATAATCGTGACATAACCCAAAGGAAACCACGATGAACCAATTCGGATTCTGCAATCTGTTGACCCCTGGACTTGCGAACGCTAAAATCGCCAAGGGTGAGGGTGGTGAATATCTGACCACTATCATGCACTTGTCGCCGCATAAGGCGAGCGGCGTTGGCAATGTTTGCCCGATGGCATCGCCTGGATGTATTGCGGCCTGTCTCAATACGGCTGGCCGTGGTATCTATGACAATGTGCAACTTGCCCGCAAAAATCGCACCGTATTGTTTTTCGAGAATCGCCCGAAATTTCTCGAATTGCTCCGCGATGAGATGCACGCTCACAAGCGTAAAGCTATCCGCGAAGGCAAATTGGCTTGTTACCGATTAAACGGCACAAGCGACATCGTTTGGGAAAAACTGGCTCCCGAACTGTTTACGGAATTTTCGGATTGTCAATTTTACGACTATACGAAATATCCGAAGCGTTGCCTATCGTCATATAAGCTACCCGCCAACTATCATTTGACGTTTAGCAAATCGGAAGAAAATCTGGCCGATTGCAAGCGTGTCCTACGCTCTGGTAAGTGTAACGTCGCGGTCGTTTTCAAGGGGCAACCCCCCGCCAAGTATCTAGGTCGTGAAACCTATACGATGGACGAAAACGACTTGCGTTTCCTCGACCCCCCTGGTGGTTGTATCGGGGCACTCACAGCGAAGGGTAAAGCGAAGCATGACAAATCCGGGTTCGTCGTCCTACAATAGGGCGACATACGGCGAGCTACTCGATTATCTCTTGGAGCTTGCAGAAATCAATGACCCCCGTTTGGGGGATACCATCGTCGTTCAAACCATCGACGGCGATACTTTTCCGGCTGAATTCCTAGAATTCGGCGGGGATGAAATTAGAGAAGATGGGCAAATTGTACTCTTGTGTAAGGAATGGAACGAATGAATCAAGTGGAAATTCTGCAAAAGGTGGCGGCTGGTGAATTGACTGCGGCAGAAGCTGCGGCTATGTTCGACGCGGCCCCTGCTCGTGGCCTGAGCTATAAGGTCAGCGAAAAGGGAGCGTTATCCGTCTATGGGGTGGGTCGCTTCCCCCTGACGGCCTATTTGCAAACGTGGGAGAAACTCGACAGCGACGAGGAACGCGGGCGGCGCGCTGCCTTTATTGAGGCGAATCGTGCCAAATTTTCGGTCAAGTAAAATTGTCGGTCGTGTGCAGTCCTAAGTGCTGACCCCGTAAGGGGTTACGCACGGCGGGGCCGCCCCGCGTGAGCTAAGTGCTTTAGTGCCAAGGACTTACAACTTTCTGTCGTTTTTATGACTTTCCGCTTGCTTCTGCTGTCCTACTGTGGTAGAATGCCACTATGAAACTCAAGCAACGCATCGTTGAACGGATTTACAAGGGCGTGCTAGACGGCAAGAAAGATACCTCTAGCGGGTGCTGTGCTAGATTTATACGCCTCAGCAAACATTGGGGATTCAAGTGGTATGCTAGTCTAAGGGATTGCTTACAGACCCATGAAATGCAGTCGCGGGCACACAAGCAAGGGTGGGCACCAGCACTAGGCAACATCGTTAGCTTTCGTGGGAGATATAAGGGGGATAATGAATACGGCTACGCCGTTCAATATGCCACCACCTGGAAAGCATACCACGGAATCGACCCCTCTGTTAGGTGGTGTGATGGCGATTTTATGATGGACGAAGATAGGAATAGCCTAGACTTTGACTATTATAGCTTGCCAGATTTTCACGAGCTATCCGACCAATGCGGATTCACAGGCCACGATTTTCATTATCAGAATGTCGCCTATCTGGCCGATGATACGGTCGTTGTCATCGACTTTTCGGAATGCCGCTTTAATGATGGTACGACCATTGCAAGGCTGGAAGAAAAATTGCATCGCCACTTGACACAACGTGGTTCGGTGCTATAATACAGAAGTTGAAGTTTTCAAGTTAACCCCTTTATTTTGGAGAGTGAACGAATGAGTGAAGTGAATGCGGTTGAGGGTGCGGCTGTTGTGGCATTCGAGGATATGCCGGAAGGCCAGAAGCTCGCATTGTTTGTGCGAACGAATGAGCAAGTAGCGGCTGACGGTGGCGGGCAGCAAGATATTGCTGACGCTCTCGGCATCGACGTGAAGCGTGTGAGCCAGTTGCGGCAACGCTTGACCAATAAGAAGGGTGCGTATGGCCGTCAAGGTTTCACGCTCACCCCGCTTGCCAAGGGTCGCAAGACTGACGTTGCCAGCTTGCAAGCCATCGTCGCGGAAATTCGCGGTGCTGCGAAGGTGGAAGCCTAAATTGGGCTTCGGCACAGTCTTAACGGCTGTCGCGGTTCTGTTCGTGTTGTATTTAATCTGTCAGCCCCCTCGTTGAGGGGGTTTCTGGGGCCTCATGGCGAGCTATTAGAGTTAAACTTAGCTAAGGGTTGAGACAAGGCTTTGCAAAGCTCTGTCGATACTAAACAACAATAGAGCCGTTCAATTCGGCGGGTTCCACTGGAGAAACTAATGCGTAACATTAACGAGATTGCCGGCGAGATTCGGAAGGATTGGAAGAAACCTTATTTCGGTGCTGTTCCCTATCTTGACGCGATGGATTGTCTGGATAGTATCAGCGACAATTACGGCTATGATAGTGGCCGCAGCATCGTCGTATATTTCCTGGCTAATGCTAACGGGTGGAAGGGTGAGACGGCACGCCGCGTTAAGGCCGAGTTGAAGACTCTAGCGGGCCTAAAGAAGTAGCAACAACACGGTGTTAGACTGGTGACAATAGAGAACGGGAAAGTTGAGCGGTTAATCGCAACTCAGATTCCAGAGCGGAATACAACTCAACGCGGAGTCTTAAACTAGGTATCCTTCACGGGAGACTCTCACTCTATTTCCGTGTTTTCTTAAACCCTTATGCCGTAACGCTTTGCGTGCGGCGGGGCCGGCCCCGCGTGCCGTAAACCCTTTCGTACCAAGGACTTAGAGCAACTCGCCGTAAACCCAGGTGGGGTATAGACTTAGGGCGATGGTTGTGGTATAATGACGTAAGTGGTTGAGGGCAAAGGACTTACGACGAGAGGGATGCTATGGACCGGCTACCCCTCTGTAGGGTGTTACAACTAAACTCCCCCGGTGGGTGGCTGTAGGGATTAGCACGCGAGTTTTTTCTAAGTGCTTAGGGCTTGACTTTACGGCATTTGGTGTTATAATGGTCTTACCAGTGGTGGTGCTGCCGGAACATGGGATTTACCCCCGGTGAATCGAGGATTAACGCTACTCGCCCCACTGGTTTTCTTTTAACAGTAGTCAGGCCCAACGTAGGGTCTTTGAGTTTTTGTGACGCAGCAAGAAAAGTGCAATGAAAACTGAGTCCTACATTGAAGGGTATGAGACTGCCCTGCGTGGTGAGGGTATGAGGGCCCAGGAAAAGCTGTGGTATGATGAGCGGGAATACCACCTGTATAAAGCCGGTCATAAAGACGGGCGGGGCGACTGGGTAGAGTGCTACTCTGATGGCCGCTATTCTGTCATTAATGGTGAAGCAATCCGCCGAGAGGGGGATTTCCCCGAAGGTGTCCTATTCTATGCCTATCTCAAAGGCAGACTGGATGAGTTGAATGAGACCGACACAAAGTGAGTTGTGGGCTTTAGTCATCATTCTTATGGGTGCTATTCTTACTGCGTCATCCCTGCTCAGGGCCGATGAGCGCCACCCAACGCCGGCTGAACCCGTGGTTGTAATGGGGCCTAATGACTTCGCCTATCTCGATGACATTCCCCCACTTGAAATGCCACTAGTGGACCCAGCGGCAATGGACAATAGTGCCGAAGATATTATCAGGCATTATGCCCATACAGCCACCGAGGAAAACCCGGCGGCATTCTACATCTTAGTGGACTATGAAAACGACGAGTACGACCGGACAGCGGGCCGGCTCTTAGCCCCAAGTAGTTTCTTGTCGCTACTGGGATACATAGTACCACAGAAACATAAGTACGTAGCCAGAGCCAAGAACGGGCACAAGCTCTTCGGGAAGTACCAGCTCTATAGATGGAGAGAGGGCGGGGCGCACGAGTATTACATGCTCTACGTATCTAAGCGTCTTATCGACGGTAAATGGACTATCTCCTGGCGACTGACCTATTAGGGGTCGTTCCATCTAATATTGCTAAATGGGCTGGTGTGGCACTTAGCACGCGAGTTTTCTGTAGGTATATAAAGAAACCCTCCCAAGGTCTTTCGACAAGTCAGGAGGGTAGTAAGTAGAAACACCAGTAATAGTATGCTGCTACATCATGGTAGCTCGCATTACTGGTTTGCTTAATAATGCTGACTAGGTCTGTCAGAACCACCCGCGCTACATGGATTTCGGCTCCGTTGTGGGTAGCGCATTAGCTGCACTCACTTGCTTCTAAGTATCAGGGGTCGGAATCGAACCGACGTAGACAAGGTTATGAGCCTTGTTGGAGGGCCAACACTCTCCCTGGTAGTAGTCCTGGCAGGAATCGAACCTGCTATAGCACCTTATAAGAGTGCGTGTTGAACCAGCAACACAGGACCATATACGTGAGTGCGGGCCAGTGGCACAGATATGAGTACCAACCACACTCAACGCGGGTGATTAAGCCTTGGCTAAGGCATCCCGCTCGTAAGTAGCCAACAGAGGAATCGAACCCCTATCTCGGTGGTAGAAACACCGCGTCCTATCCGTTGAACGAGTCAGCCATTAGTGGAACAAGCGCGCATGGCTTACCCATCCCACATAAGTATTATACACCCAGCCCCGCCAGAGTCAAGGGCTTTCGCCAAAATTTCTGAGACCCGCTTCGTCGGCTGATAGGTCCGAGTAACTAGGGTTACAAACGGGACAGGAAACCTCTATTCCATAGCAGCCCGTATGGTATTCGCCTTCTTCGCATAGCTCGCAATCAGTGGTGTCGTAGCACCACCCTCGTCCACCACACCAATGACACGGGCATATTTCGGTTTCGTCCATAGAAGCCATTATAGCACCGAACCTGCCAGAGTCAACCACTACATCTTGTGGTCATGAAATTTCGTTACCACTATATGTAGTATTTGTTGCTACTAAAACCCGCACTAATGTTGGAATTCCGATGAAGGTACGACAACTGACTCAACTCTTGGCTCGTTAGGAAGAGGGCTAGGAAGCCCGTTACGCAGCAAGGAATATGTGGTTATCGGAGGGAAATCTCATAGCAGTTAAACCCCACATCTTTCCTTCTGCGTCACTCTTCTTAACATCTTAATCACTTCGGATTTTCACTACAACGAAAAGAATACTTCAATATACGACCAAAACGGCAAAAGTCAAGTAAAATTATTCCCCCGCGCCCTCTTGACTCTGGCCGGTCTCGGCGGTATACTTGTGGGAGTGACCGACATACCCATTGGAGAAGCTAAAGATGCAATC